TGGAAGTTAGAAGAACTAGAAGCAGTCAAAGCATCAACAGGTGTTCAGAAATGGAATGCTCAATATATGCAAAACCCAACGTCAGAAGAGGGAGCAATTATCAAGCGAGAATGGTGGCAGCCTTGGGAAGAAGAGTGGATACCTGCATTGAAGCATGTCATACAATCTTACGATACAGCGTTTGGTAAAAAACAAACAGCTGACTATTCTGCTATTACCACATGGGGTGTGTTTTATTTAAATGATGATAGTCCTGCTAGTTTAATATTATTAGATGCCAAGAAAGGCAGATATGATTTTCCAGAGCTAAAACAAGTAGCTTTTGAGCAATGGAAGTATTGGGATCCTGATACGGTTATCATAGAGGCCAAAGCATCAGGTCAACCTTTAACAGATGAGTTAAGAAAGATGGGTATACCCGTAGTCAATTTTACACCGAGTAAAGGAAACGATAAGCATACACGAGTAAATTCGGTTGCACCTTTATTTGAAAGTGGTATGATATATGCTCCTGACCAAGAGTTCGCTGAAGAAGTGATTGAAGAATGTGCGGCATTCCCTTTTGGTGATCATGATGATCTTGTGGACTCAACCACACAAGCGATTATGAGATTTAGGCAGGGTGGTTTTGTCTTACATCCAGATGATGAGAAGGACGAGGTCATCAACAAAGTTAAAAGGAATTATTATTAATGAAGCTATTAGAATTACTAAAAGCAATGTTTGGCCAAAAGTACCTTAACAATATTATAGGTACAAAAACTAATATTAGTAAACCTATCAAACTAGATAAAAATAGTCCTTTTAAATTATATTCAGATTCAGCTTTCAATAATCCCGACGTTTTAAAATTTATAGAAAAGAAGCTAGCAGAGTATGGTCCGTATGCTCTATCTAATAGAAACATGTCAGAAGTAAAAAACTTTGAGATGAATGCGAGAAGATATTTAAACAAGAAACAACCAAAAGAAAGCCAAGTAAAAAAAGCAGCTGAGGCTATGTTCGGACCACTTGGAAAATCAGATAAGCCTACACCAAAACCTGAAGCAGAGATTGTTGATATTAAAACACAAGAAACAGTTAAGCCGGAAGGAATTGAAACCTTAAAATCAGAACTCGGTTTACCCGAAGGTGTTGAACCAGGAAGTCTAGCAGACAGAGCTATTAAAGACTCTGCTCAATATAAAATGGACCAGCAAGGTGTAAAATCTTTATTAGATGAAGACTATGTACCACCGAAGACAACCAGAGTGGAGGACGACATAAAAGAAATAGAAGGCGAAATAGATGATGTAGTGGGTGACATGATGGCAAAAGGTTACAGTGCTGCGCAAGAAGGAAAACGAAGAGCGGTTATTAGACAGATATTATTAAAAGATGCACGAATTAATTTACCAGAAAATATTAGAAACAGTTTAAAAAACTATGATGATCTAAGAGGCGGAGGTGATCAAAACATGGATCCGTTAAAAATATTTGAAAGATATTACGAGAGAGACAATGAAGTGTTAGGTACACTAGATGGTATTATTGATACTGCAGAAAATGAATTTAAAGCAGCGGAAACATTTTTAGCTGCTAAAGATAATTTTAAAGTTAAGAAACCTGTTGTTAGAGAATCTCTAGACGACGAGGCAGTTGAGATAGAGGAATCAAAAATTCTTGATGATCCAGAAGATTTAGCCAGTGGTGGTCGTGTTGGTTTTAGAAAAGGTACAATAATGAGTCCACAGATGGCAGACTACATAAATAATTATTCCGATCAAATGACATTTGAACAGTATCTACAAATGACAGTTAAAAGAAAAAATAAAGCAGACGGTGGGCTAAATTATTTAATGGGGTTATAATATGGCCTCAGAACTTTTAAAAAACAGAGCACTAATTCAAAAACTAAAAGAACTTGATATCCCTGTTGTTAATTTTGGTTTGGCAGATTCTGCTATAGAATCTTTAATTGAACCAGATGTATTACCTCAACCAAAACCAAGTGAATTATTTGAAGAGAGAGAAAGAGTAAGAAAAGATAGATTGTCTGATACTCTTTTAGAACTTGAGCCTGTTTTAATGGATGAGTCTGTAGATTTTATTGAGAGGGAAGAATTTAAACAAGGAAATCCATTTCCGATTACAGACGAAGTATTAAAAGAAATAGATGATTTAATTAAAAATACTAATTTAGATTTAAAATCTATTGGTCAGAAGATTGGATACGGAACAGATAAAACTCAATTAAAAATTGATGCACCTGTAATGAAAGCTTACATAGAAAAATATGGTAAGCCCAAACCAGGAAGATTAAAGCCGGCTAATCTTACAAAAGATCCAGAGTACGTACAATTTGTAATAGACAAAGTAAAAGAGTTGGGTGGAAATAAAAAAGCTGCAGCAAAAGAATTAGGTATTACAAGAAAATCAGTAAACAATATCTTAAAACAAAAAGCTCCAGAGTTAATGAAACCAGAAAACATACCTGGCCCTGACACTGGAGAAAAAGCAGTTAAAAAAAGAGCACAAGAAATTGTTAAAGAAGGTGAGAAAAAAGCTGGTCCTAAAACTACAAAACAAGCAAAACAAGTTATTACAAACATAGGTAACAGAAATAAAATTTATGCAAACATGTCTGCAGAAGAACTTGCAAAAGATAAAAAATTTTTAAATAGATTAAGACTTAAAATAGATGGTAAAACAGGAGATGTAAATTTTACTGGATACACAGAGGCAAATCCTGTTAGAGGAAAAGTGTTTAATGATATTGAATTAGCACAACACGCAATTAATAAAGCGAAAGATGGTAAACTATTTACACATGATCATATAACACCAAAAAGATTTAGAAAACAAAACATTCAATATCCAATTAATTTTCAACCTGTGACTTACATGGAAAACTCTCAGTTTGAAAATGCAAGAACATACTTGACTGAAAATCCAGATGGCAATGTAAAACCAATAGACAGTTATTTAAAATCAAATAACAAAACAATTAGATTTGGAAAAAATAAATACGGATACACAGGTAATATAGTTTATAACTCTAAAACAGGAGATCAAACTTTACTTGATTTTGAAAAAACTCCAGGCGAAAGAAAACTAACTGCTTTTCAAGAACTCATAAATAGAAAAGGATTAGGCGTTGATCCATCACTTATGATGAAAGCTGGCTTCGAAGAATTTGTAAAACCAGCTGGTAAGTTTGCAGGTCAAGTAGCTAGAGGCACAGGCACTGCGGCAGATTTATTAATATCAGCAGGCCCTGGTGCAAAAGGTTTAGGATTAGGTCTTTTACTAGAGGCTGATCCAATAATTACTGGAATGACAGAAGGAAAAGATTTTGGTCAAACAGCCAGAGATACGATCGTAGGAAGTGTTATTGATGCTATACCTGGTGTTAATTTAGGAAGTCTTAATGAAGATCTTATTAAACTAGCTGACACAGAAGAACAAAGAGTTGCTGTACAAAATTTAATTGATTACCAAAAAGACTATGACAGATTTACTAAAGACTTAAACGCTTTTAAATCTTATCGAGGTTTAGATCAAATTTCATTAGATGAACTAGGTCTTACTGCAACTGATTTAGTTAACATGGAAAATCAACTAGTTGAAAGATTTAAAGACATACAAACTAGAGCACCAAAAGTTTATAACCCTGAAGTCTTTTCACTCACAAGAGAGCTTGCAAGAAAAGAAGCTGAAAAAAGAAAAGAAAACTTAGAAGGTATTCAGGGATTTATTTTTGGAAATCGTATGGCAAAAGATCCAGATTTTATTGAAAAACAAATACAACAAATTATGGCAGCATCTACAGGTGTAGAAGGAAGAACCGATAGTTACGCAGACGCATATAAATTTTTACCACAAGAACAACTTTTACCAGAGGAGTTAGACGAAAGATTTGATATGGAAGGTGGTATCATGGCAGCTAACGGTGGACGAATAGGTTTTGCTGAGGGACCTAAAGATCCTAAAAGAAGAGCTTTTATGAAAATCATGGCAGGGATTGCGTCATTACCTATCTTTAGTAAATTTTTAGGAAAGTCAGAGGTTGCTAAACCTATAGTTAAGGTTGCAGGTAGTTCTACTAAAATGCCAGATTGGTTTCCTGATTTGATAAACAAAGCTATGTTTGGTGGCACGGGTAAAAGAATCGACGCAGACTTAACAGTATATGAACCAAAAGAATTACCAGGAATATCTATAGGTAGATATGATGATGGTAGAGTTTTTGTAGAAGGTGAAAACGCTTATGGAAAAAAATACATGATTGAATATGAACCACCCGGGTTTGAACTGATAGATGAGAAAACAGGCAAAGCTGTAAAGAAACCAGGTGAATTTATAGCTCAGGAAGAAGTGCCTGTGAATGTAGATCCAGATGGTAATCCAGACTTTGATGTGGAAGTTCTTGATGATTTAGATCAAATATTAGGTCCAGACACAAGAGCTATGGAAAAATATGCAACCGGTAAAGTTACAAAAACAGTAAAAGATTTTACAGGCGACACAGGTATGAAAACGGGAGAGTACAATGTAGGCGCAGCCGAAGCAAGAGCTGAGCAAGCAGCAGATGAAGCAGCTGAAAGGCTAGCGGAAGAAGCAGAGGAGGCAGCAGCAGCGATAGATGAAATTGACTAAAACTATACCCCCTAAATCAGGTCCTCAGTCTGAGGGCTTGCTTATTAATTACAATACTGTTAAACCTGTGAAACTGGAGAAAATAAATGGCAGACGTAGACAAGTCTCTTCCAAACGTAGAGCAAGAGATAAAAGTACCATCACCTGAAGATATTGAGGTTGCTCAAGAAGAAAAGCAACAAGAAGTCAATGAGAGAGGTGAGCCCGTAGAAATTACAGAAAATGAAGATGGATCTGTAGATGTAAATTATGATCCATCAATAGCTTCTGTTGAAGGAGAAGTTAATCATTACGATAATTTAGCAGAACATTTACCTGATGATATTCTTGGAAGACTTGGAACTTCTTTGTATCAAAACTATCAAGATTATAAAAATTCTAGAAAAGATTGGGAAAAAGGTTACAGAGAAGGTTTAGATCTTTTAGGATTTAAATACGACAATAGAACAGAACCTTTTCAAGGTGCATCAGGTGCC